TAAAATTGCGGTTCGTGGTATGAAACTTATCATTCCAAAAGAACTTCAGTTTATTGCAGAGCGTGTTATCAACTCCAACCTGCGTAGCGGGACAGCTGATAACGACAACAACGCTATGAAGTCTATGGGTATGTTGCCTGAAGGTGCGGTGGTTAACCACTTCCTGAACGACAGCGACGCATACTTCATCAAGACTGACGCGCCAAACGGCTTTAAGTACTTTAACCGTTCCCCAATCAAAACTGCCATGGAAGGCGATTTTGACACGGGTAACATGCGGTTTAAAGCTCGTGAGCGTTACTCCTTCGGTGTATCCGATTGGCGTTCAGTGTTCGGTACTCCGGGCGCAGCTTAATAACTTAACCTTGTTAGGTTTGATTGGGGCTACTTCGGTGGCCCCTTTCTTTTGTTTAAATAGTCTGTATACTGGTTTTATTCCTGACAGTCGCATGGTGCGGCTGACACTAGCCACGACAGGAGATATTCATGGCTCTATCGACTTTTTCCGGACCCGTTCGTTCCAACAACGGTTTCCAAATCCCCGTAGTTACGACTGCTAACCTCCCTGCTTTTGGTTCCGTTGCTGTTGGAACGGCTTACATTGTCAGCGACAATGGCGCTGGAAATAACGAGTATTGTATCGTTATTAACACGGGCGCGGCTTGGGTTACTGCTGTTGGCGCTGCACTCAGCTAATAGGAGACTTCAATGGCAGGTTCTGATGTAAGAGCTAAACGTTTGACGGCCACTGGTTCTGCTGGTGTCGGTCCTGCGCGCATACGTCAGGTTCAAGTTAAAACAACCACCGGGTCACCCCGTCTGACTATCTCAGACGGGAACGGGGGTTCTACTGTTTTAGACATGGACTTAGACGCTTCGGACACTCATTCCGTAAACATTCCGGATGAGGGTATTCGCGTTGCAGATATCTATGTAGCCACCTTTACCGCGTGTACGTCGGTAACGGTGTTTTACAGCTAAGAGTTTGTTTATTCAGAAGTGAGGGATCTATGGCTACGACAAAAGACGTAACTAGAACACCTTCGGGACGAATAAAATACCGCGGGGAGTCCTTTTCCGGTTTTAACAAGCCTAAAAGGACCCCCAACGCGTCTAAAAAGAGTGCCGTTTTGGCTAAAAAGGGCAGCGAAATAAAGCTTGTTCGGTTTGGTGACCAAAACATGTCCATTAAAAAAGATCAGCCCGGTCGTCGCAAGAACTTTAGGGCTCGGCACTCGTGTGACACTGCAAAAGACAAGTTCACGGCCCGCTATTGGTCTTGTAAGGCTTGGTAACATGGCGTATTCTAGAAAATCTAAAAAGTAGGTTAAAATGGCGTTATCTGGGACATCCGACTTTGAATTAGACGTTGCTGATTACATTGAAGAGGCTTTTGAACGGTGTGGTTTAGAGGTCCGAACAGGGTATGATTTAAAGACTGCGAAACGGTCTTTAAACCTTATGCTTGCGGAGTGGGCAAACCGCGGTCTAAATCAATGGACAATAAAACAGCGTAGTCAAGCAGTTACGCAAGGAACGGGCAATTATCTGATTGACGCGGATGTTATTGACGTTCTTTCAGTAGTTGTTCGCCGTGATAACACCGACTATGCTCTAGACAGGTACAGCCGAGAAGAGTTTTTGACCATTCCAAACAAGACTACTCAAGGTCGCCCTTCTCAGTTCTTTTTAGATCGTCAGATAACACCTAACCTACAGCTTTGGCCTGTACCTGAAAACAGCACCGACATTGTTTTTTACGATGCTTTGACTCGGATGCAAGATGCCGACACGTTTATTAACAGCTCGGACATGCCTTTTAGGTTCTACCCCTGTTTAGCGGCGGGTTTAGCTTATTACATTGCTATTAAACGCGCTCCGCAACGGATTCAAATCTTAAAAGCCGCTTATGAAGAAGAGTTTGAGCGCGCTATGACAGAAGACCGTGATAGGGCCTCGTTTAACGTCGTACCTCGGTACGAATACTTTAGGGTTTAACGATGTCGAAGTTTGCCACAGGTAAAAACTCTTACGCAATATCGGATCGGTCCGGTTTTCGGTATCGGTATAAAGATATGCGAAAAGAGTGGAACGGCTTGCTTGTTGGTAGAGATGAGTTTGAGACTAAACAGCCGCAGCTAGGTCCTTTTAGAAAGGTGTCGGATGCTCAAGCATTAAAAGACGCAAGACCTCAACCAGAAAATTCCGAAACGCCGTTTATGGTAATTACCACAAATGGGATCGTTTATTTAGGGGGTGGAAACTGGTCCACTTCTGCTGTGGCTCAAATGCCTTCTGAGTTAGAAACTACTTCAGCACTATCTGGCGGTGTTGGACAAGTAACGGTGCTTATAACATGAGTTTTACATACGATCAGCTAAAACAGGCAATACAGGATTATACGGAAAACAGCGAAACGACTTTTGTTTCAAATCTTCCTATATTTATTAAGTCCGCAGAAGAGCGCATCTTAAAAAACGTGCAATTGAGTCTTTTCATTAAAAACCAAAGTGCAAACCTTTCTTCAAGCAACCGCTTTTTGCAATGTCCTAGTGACTTTCTCGCTCCGTTTTCATTAAGTTATACGGACTCAAATGGCGATAAAAACTTTGTTGAGTTTAAAGATGTAAGCTTTGTACAAACGTATAATCCAGATCAAACTGTAACAGGTGAGCCAAAGTACTACGCACAATTTGACGTAGATAACTTTATTCTTGCCCCCACACCAAGTTCTAATTATGCCGTGGAATTACACTACATGTATCGTCCCTCTAGTCTCACTGCGGTAAGCAATCCTGCAAACGATAAAACATGGTTGAGTGAGAACGCTGAACTTTGTTTATTGTATGGCGCTTTGTCTGAGGCATACATTTTTATGAAGGGTGATGCCGATTTGATGGGTCTTTATGATAAGCGGTTTCAAGAGGCAATGATCGGCCTAAAAATGCTTGGTGAAGCAAAGGAAACCACTCAAAACTATCGGGTTGGTCAAGTTATTAGGGATAAGCAATAATGTTTAAGCTGGACCTCAATGTGCCAGAAACCCCCGTTGTTAATGTACAAACAACTGAGGGTCGTGGATTTACTCCAGAAGAAGTTGCAGAACGCTGTGTTGAAAAACTCATCAGTGTATCGGATAGCGCCCACCCTGCCATAAGAGATCAGGCTAAAGCGTTTCAAAGACACATGGAAAAGGTCGTTGCATTTTATATGCGAGAATCTATTCGCAGTGACCGTACAAGTGTGTATAATGCCCTCACGAATGCTGGGCACCCAGAACTTGCTGAAGCAATAAGGAGATTATGATATGGCAATCACGCAAGCAATGTGTACGTCTTTTAAGAAAGAACTGTTGACGGGCACACACAACTTCACCACTTCTACGGGTGATACATTTAAATTAGCTTTGTTTACTAGCTCTGCTACGCTAAATGCGTCTACAACGGCGTATTCAACAACAAACGAAGCAAGCGGTACAGGGTACACTGCTGGTGGCGCTGCGCTTACAAATGTAACGCCGACAACAAGTGGTACAACGGCACTTACTGACTTTGCTGATTTGACGTTTTCGTCAGCTACAATTACAGCCAATGGCGCTTTGATTTATAACGACGATCAGGCAGACAAGTCTGTAATTGTTTTGGCCTTTGGTGGCGACAAAACATCAACTAACGGGGACTTCACGATCCAGTTCCCAACCGCAGACGCAAGCAACGCGATCATCCGTATCGCATAAAGGTGCATACATATGGTAACTCTGGTTAATCGCGCGAAAATGGGCACCAGTACGACAGGTACTGGTACAATCACCCTTGGAAGTGCCGAAACTGGCTACCAGAGTTTCGCTGACGCAGGTGTGTCCAATAGTGACGTAGTAAGATATGTCCTTGAGGACGGTGACGCATGGGAGATTGGTTCTGGAACTTATACAAGTACTGGGACCACTCTCTCGCGTACACTTGACGAAAGTAGCACAGGGTCACTACTCAACCTATCTGGATCTGCGGTGGTGTTTATCACGGCGGCGGCTGAGGATGTATTTCAGGGTGAGCTGTTTGCCGAGAACCCTTCTAGCCCTACTGCTCCAAGCGCAACAGGTACGAATGCGGTGGCTATTGGTTCTAGTTCCAACGCCAACAGTTCAGCTTCTATAGCTCTTGGGGATTCTGCACTGGCGTTAGGCAGCGATACTCTTGTTTTACAAAAAGGCAGAGCCTCTAGCACACAAGCAACTTCTATTGCGGTTCACAATAATTCATCTGCTTATGGCTCTAATCATCTTGGTGCTGTTTCTATTGGTTCACATGCCAAGTCTACTCAAGATTATTCTTTTGCGCTTGGTTGGTATTCTCAGGCTAATGCGAATTATGCCATGGCGTTTGGAAGGGGGGCGAATGCTGGTCATATAAGTAGTGTTGCGATTGGGCATAATGCAGCCACTACCTCTGCAAACCAAATTGCTCTAGGTAGTACGTCAGATACAGTTAAGATTTCTGGCACCTACACCCTACCCACCTCAGACGGTACTAACGGACAGGTGCTTACTACAGACGGCTCTGGTGCTGTTACGTTTGCAGATGCTGGTGGTGGATCGCCTGATCTGTTTGCTGAAAACTACGATGGTACGTCCACATTACCAAGTGCCACTGGAACGAACGCATTAGCCTTGCAAGACGGTGCAGTAGCTTCGGCAAATCGTTCTATTGCAATTGGTCAAGATGCCGTATCTTCTGGTATCTACGCAGTTGCTCTTGGCGTTTCCACTGACGCTATAAATTTTTATGGGACTGCGTTAGGTTATAAGGCTCAGACTGCTTCTAGTGATGGTGCTACAGCTTTAACAACTAGTCGTGCTTCGGGTTCTTACAGCTTTGCAGCGGCTATAGCAAACAACACGTCTAGCTACGGTGCTACTGGTGCTAATGGTATTGCAATGGGCCAGCAGTCTAAGGCGACAGGCGGTCAGGCCACAGCGATTGGTAACTTTGCTCAAGCTACAAACACAAGTGCGTGTGCTATAGGTGGTTACCTGCCAAGAGCAGAGGGAAATAGTTCTCTAGCACTAGGTACTTATGCCCAAGCAGAAGCAGCGGGTAGTGTTGCAATAGGCTTTAGGACAAAGGCAAAGACTACAGGTAAATTAGCCTTTAACGCCGCAGAACCAACAGGAGGCATAGGTACAAATAACGGCGACAACCAAAGAGGCATGTACGTTTTACGTCGTGCTACAACAGACGCTACTCAGACTGTTTTAAGTGGTAATGGTGGTACGGTTGCGGCC